GATCTAAATCGCGATTAGTAATAAAATCAAACTCAGGGGGCATAATATAGTTTTGCATAAGCTCAATTTGTCTGCGTATAGATTCACCAGCCGACAACAATGAATCGCCGGCAGCACTGCCGTAAGCCGTCGCTAGCGCTGATTCGAAGCGATATTCAGGGATGGTTATAAATTTCTTGCGTTCGAACGTTGCCTCCTTGGCTCCCAATGTGACTGTGGTTGTTTCAATTACATAGGGAACTGCGACAATTGCCTCTTTAATGGTGATATTTTCTTTGAGACCACCGAGGCGCGCCTTATTAGTGCCCTGATTAAATCCAACTAAATCACTTAATGATTTTACTTTAGATGGAATAGTATAAGAGCCGTCAGTATCAAATTCGTTATAGACGCTGCCTGTATTTATAATAAGATGATTATAGGTTAACCAATTATTAGGTATATCACCAATCTCTAAGAATATTCCTTTATTCTGATCGGGCTCGATAATTCCAAACTGATGCCACATGCCGCGCGGTACCGAACATGACGCAAATGTCGGCAGTGATAGTTCTGAACTAGTAAGAGGTCGGACTCCTGTGTCATTAAAGTTTAACATAGGAGTCTCAAACCACGGCTGAATAATCCATTTATAACCTTCTGTGGTGTTGCGCGTTGCAGTCGTTTGTCCAAATACATTTTGTTCTGCAAACGACACGCTTTCAATACCTTTTAGCCTTATACTGGCACTTAATTGCATGGAATTTTTATTGATGTTGACGCCGCTATAAGGAGCAATAGCGGGGCGCCGCGGAAGTGTCGGAACACTGGTTGCCGTGTAAGGGAATGCATTGGGAGTGAAGATGAGAGGAGTGCGGGGGCCACAACCTGCCCACGAACCGGCTGCTTGACGGCTTGTCATGCTCCCGCTTTGATAACCAGCGTCAAAACGTAAATAAGATGCTGTAGTCTCTCTCGCGATCATGCCCAAAGTATAATTAATGCCGCCTATGGGCCTAAAGATCAGATCACACCACGCCTCACCGTCATAATAAGGGGGCGTATATGCAGGATTATGGCCGCTAAAGCTGTCATAAATCGTATTTGTGGTATACAGGGCGCCCGAAAGACATAAAGCGCCGCCGCCGAGGCCGGCCATTGGGGGGCCAAATGCGGTAGGGCGACTATACATCGTAAAGTTTTCGTGATAATCGGGAGCGTTTCTAGGATCTTGAGGCAGCGGATAGGAAGAGCCTGTGATATAGTGAACCCCAGAATCGTCGCCGCCGGCGGTTGCCTGTTGCACCCCACAAGCACCCAGAGGGGTAAATAGCTTTGTTAGGTCGGAGTGATAGTTTACGGAAGCACTTTCATAGCTGTAGTTTCGGGAACCAGTCATAGATCGATACAGTTTTATCCGAGCCATATAAGTTTCATTTCCGTCGAATGTCAGAGTATCAAACATAGCCGGGGTAGAAAGTTTTGTAAACGAATTATCTTTTAAGAAAAATTCCGGGACAGCTCCCAAGAAATTTCGCATCATGCGAGAATAGGAGGCGCCTGGGGCGCCGGCGTAAGAAGCAGTGGCACTAGCCACAGAACTGGAAGGATGAGCGTCCATATCAAACAAATTAATGCCTTCGAGATAGTTTTCTGGATTTATAACTCCTTCAAAAGGAACTCTCATATCAAAAAACGTTCTATTGAAACCAAGCATTTCTTGATTATATGAACTATCAGGATTAGTATGGTCGGATCCGATAGTATAAAGAGGATACACTCCGGATGATCCGGATCTACATGTAATAGCCCAGTTTTGTGCGTTATCTCCATCAAACTCGCCAGTCTGCCCAAAGGCTACTTTTTGAAATTTTGAGCCTCGTGTTACGAGCGGCCAGTCGACTGCTAATCCAGATTTAATACTATTGTAGAGTATACCTGGGTTGAATAATGGAGCCATGGCCATTTTGGTGAAACCGCCCCATACGCCAGCAAAAAGATCAGAAGAGCCAGCCTTCTCAAGATTTGGAGCGGCGAATCCAGAGCGCAGAGCAGAACCATTCATTGTATCTGCGTAGTCCTTCTTAAATTGCTCCACCAATTGCAGTGTTCGATCTGCAGGATAAAAACCCTTATATGGCACAAACTTGCATGCTGCGCTGCAAACTAGTTTAATCTCTTTAGCATTCAACAAAGTTTCTTGTTTAACTCGCAAGAATTCTTGTAAGAAATCAGAATTAGAGTAGTCTAGATAGAAAGAAGCAGTTCCGTTTGTTACAGTCGAGCTGTTAATGCCAGTTTCTGCAATCTCAAAAGAGTCTGTTTTTCCATTATCAATCAAGCCAGCTTCTAAATAATCGTCGATATGTTCACTAATTCTGAACTCTGGAACAATTGAAAATCCGCGAGCCAATAATTTTAAATCCGCATTATAGTCAGAATAGCCATTATACCATGGCGCACTGGCGGATTTTTGAAAAAGATTTATATTAAGAGAAGCCTTTGATAATGTGGTAGAAGAGGGTGGTCCACTTTTTCTAACGATTCCGGCCAATTCGCCAGTTTGCCAGACCGCTTCACCAGCAAAGGTTCCGCTGCATTGATTTTTCGCCAAGAATATGGAACGATTAATTGCGCCTGTTTGTGGAATCAGCATTCCCGAAGCACACACATTGGATGCGGGGGTTGTTAGCTGGTGCTTTCTTGCATATAGAGCCGCGGGACGATACAACAATTGAGTCGGATAGGTCGGACCCATAGCTTCACCGAACACGGAATTAGCAAAATAACTGGAATATCCATTTTGTAATTCTCCACCTGCAACAGCTAAATTGCCCATTGCTACACCTGGGGCGGCAAGGAAGGATAAAAACGCCTCTGCCGTATTCCAATTGTTGGCGTTTGAGCGCGTCAAGAAGCCATAAGGAGCATCAAGAGGCCAACAACTTTGACTAAGAGTTCTTGAACTACCAGCAGTGCCGGGATCATCCCAGACTCCACAACTATTACTTAAAGCCGCACCTACAGTCATTCTATCATTTAAAGTTGTTCTCCAAAATTTATTATCATAACCAACGCGCTGTGTAGAGCGGGATAAAAACTCATTGCGTTGAGATGGAAAAATATTTTCAGAGTATGCAACCCAGTTTGTAGAGTAATCTGTTCCATGTGCGACTTCTATAGCCTGCTCAAACGGAGTAGTAAAGTTGAGCAAAGAAATTCCCATCATGTCGTTCATGGCGGTAGAATTATAATAAATCTTCTCATTAGTAAACGCACACTCAAGGGCATATGTCGGCGTAACACTTTCGTCAGTAACTAAATCAAAATTGACAATGCCGGTGCGGCCCCTCATTGACACTGGCGGCATTTCGAAAACTGTCGGGGTGCTGGGTGCCGAGCCCATATTTACCACCACTTGATTATTGGCAGCTTGTCGCCTTAGAATAGGGCTGTATGCTTGTCGTAGCTGGTTCCAAGAGTTAAATCCATATCCGCTTCCTCGCTTAAGCAATAGCCCATTAAGGCCCATAGCTTTGCCGTGTGCCACAACCTGATCTAAATATCCTAGGGCGCCAGTATTGAAATAGTTACTAATATTTTGACCAACACCTAGCGTATTTGTGGAAGTATCAACAGGATCAGCAAAAACGTAACTAAGCCCCACTAAGTTATCGGCTAAATATTGATCAAGATTGCTATCAGCATTAACTGCGACTTGCGCAATGCCATAGTTTCTCGTTGCACCAATAGCGGTCTGGAAATAGCTTCCCCCATCACTAGCAGATAAAAAGTTTATAAACTCCTGCTGGCCATGTAACGAAGAGCTGTAGTAAAAATCAGCTGGAGCGTATCCAAATGCCTTAATCTTGCTTCCCGGTGCAATTGAGGACGTGATCCAAGTATATTGCTTGGATGATCTGGGAATCTGGTGTTTTACGTTAAAATTGTCATACACTGCCCCAGTAGTATATGTTGAAACTGTTCGTTGGCCAATGATTTTCACGCTGCAGCCAGCCGTCGCCGCCGGCGAGCTTGCGGTAATGGAAAGCTGCTGGCCAAACGTTTTCTGGGTAATTGGCATGAAAATCATACTATTTATCTCGCCCGTAATCCTGTTGCTTGTGCCACTTGTTCCCGGATTAGTGTGATCAACAGCATTTGAGCCGTTCTTTCCGTCACCCATCCTGATCCATTCCCAAAGCCCCGCTGAAGAACTTTGGGTATATACATTGGATCCTGTTATATCACACGGAGTGCCTCCGTTATAAAGCTGATTTACTTCGTCTGAATTAAGCTTGCGCTTCCAGATAGAAACCTCATCTATTGAGCCTGAATAGCTCCAAGTTTTATCGCTATGGTTTCCGCCGAAAGTAACGAAGTTATTGCCCAAAATCTTAACAGTGCTAAAGTCTTTATAATCTTCAATAACGCGCCAATTTTGAGGATAATAATCAAGGGGTGCGGTATCTTCTGTAACCGTATGAGACACGCCGTTGATATAGACCAGCGGCTCTGCTGCAGTAAGTGAGCCATTAGAACCTGTCCAGGTCACAGCCACATGAACCCACGATTCAGACGTTAGATCTCCTCCAACATTACCTGTCACCTGCCATTCAGCTTGCTGTCGTGAACTATCATCACTATTAGCAGTTGCCATCAGCACTATAATCCGATGACGGGAAGAGCTATAGCCCTTAGCTATCGAGAGACCAGGGAAGGCGCCGGCTTGAGTTCTGTTCATGTTGAAGAATCTGCGAACACTCGATCCGGGAGCAAAATAATGCCAGCCAGAATATGTGAATCCGCTACTAGTGAGTGCTTGATAAAGTTGAGTTCCTTCATCCCAACCTTCTGTCGATGAAGTGAGAACTAACGCGGGGCCCTTATCTCCATTAGCGCCTTCGACATAGTGGCCCGCAATAGTATTGCTCAATGGTCCAACAGTAATCTGTTGAATTTGATCATGTTTGATAAGCCGTGCTAAATTATTACGGTGCACTTTGTGAAAGCCAGGAAGCTGATTGTAAGTTGCGCCAGGGGCTTGCAGGCGCGTGGCGTATCCAGGACCGGACATTGTACCCGTTTGGAATAGAGAATCTCGACCAAATCTTGCCGTGTGGCGGGCCAAGTGAGAACGCAGACCATAAGGCTTGTTAAGGATATCGTTAACGCGAATGGAGCCGGTTTGGAGATTTCCATCGAACGACTCCCAAGAGCCGCTTGGGCCCTGCGAAGGCTTAATGACACTTAGGTTTCTATTGTTCCAAGAGTTATAGGCAGAGATAGAATCAGAACGAAAATCAGTATATGCGGGGGTGTGAGTCTCAGGGCCGCCGGGAGAATTAAATCTACTTCTTATAACGCTCTTATTGCGGCCGGCACTGCTGTTGTTAAGCACCGGATCATTTCCTCTGAGGTAATTGCCGATGTAATACGGCTCTACAAACAGTTTTCTTCCGAGTGATCTAGTGCCAGCAAAGCGAGTCACAGAATCCAACCAAGTATTAGCAGTCATTGAACTCGTAGTATTAGACTGAAATACGTTTGAAGGAAGCGTTGGCTGGCTATCAATAAAAGCGCGCGGGTTAGCGTATGCGCCCACAGTGCTTACAACCTCATAATTCTCATTATAGTTGCCAAGCTTAGTGGGGGAGCCCGTGGTGTGATGGATGTTGCGAATATTTACTGGGCGTTTCGCTGTAAGGCCTCGATAGTAAACTGCCAACTGCGAAGCTGTCATTGGATATGGGCGCGCTCCATCATCATTCGCTTCGGGCCATGGATAATCAGGACCAACCATACCAATGGCGCCTGAATCTTCTATGATCCTTGTTGTATCTGTGCATGTTCCCAAAAGCAGTTTCCAAGCTTCGGGGCGTGTGCGATAGTTATCAAGCTCTCGGGTGGCACTCTTATAGTTCAACCCGATATGTCGCGACTGATGACCTCCTACTGCATAGTTCGTGAACGGTCCTTGAAGTGGAATCTCCATATCAGGCCCATAAACATCATTGTGAAGGTTGGTAATCGCCACATTGCCGGTAACTTTATCGCTAACCTCTTTTAAGTATCCGCTCTTAACTGAGGAACTGATAATGTTAAAAGGAAACGCCATTGAGGACTTAACGGTCTGGTAGCCTAGCCCATCCTCATAATTGCGGCCGTGCAACACTTTAACGTTGCGCTTTATCTTTTTATTAGGCTCTTTAGGATCTCGATTGTTCAGCAGGCCAGTGAAATCTTCAGCAAACGCCATCAATACATTTTGTGGCACAAACACGCCGCCAGAATGATTAACGGGCCCATAGGGGCGCAATGCATTATAGGTGAAGTCAATCTTCTTCCCGGGCGGGAAGTTGACGCCGCCGCGGATCCCTCCATAAGCAGGGCTTCCGCTAAGCTGGGTTTTAAGCGAATAAAATCTTTGTGAATTACGACTAGCAAACGTATTGCGCGTATAAGTGGTGCCATCTACGGTTGCAAATACTGGCAAACTGCGACTTAAATGCGGTTGAGAGGACACTATTTTCCTGATGGTTTCTCGCTGAGCATTAATAGTGGCATTACCCTTCACTGCGATCGGAGGTATAGACCTCTCTGCCATGTTCTTCCAATAAAACACATTAAATGCTGGATTACCTCTTGTGGGCGAAACCCATTCGGAAGGATCGGAGCCGGAAGGCGGAAAATGAGCAAACTCCCATCTAGGAGCAGACGCCATTCCTCCGATAGCTGCTTCAGGATCAGTGCCGGCCATTTCTAGAGTGGGAAACTTACTCTCATATTTGTTTCTCTCCAACACATGTGATTCGACTATGTTTAAAGTATCTTCAATAAAATCGCTTGAAGCTGGCATAAGTTGGCCAATAACAATCGACAGGGCGTCATCAAACCATTTATAATAGTTTATAAACTTTTCAACTTGAGTTACTTCAGTGACGCGTCGGAAGAAGGCTTCACGTAATTTTTCTATTGCTTTATATCGACTACGATAACGATTTACCGGTTCGCCAATAATATTATTAAAATCAACCACACCGGCCAAGAACGTAAGCATTTCTTCAGAAATATTTCCATACATGCTTTTTTCAAATGTATTCACATAACTCGGCACAGTTTCAACAATATCATAGAGTGTATCATCCTCAGAAAGGATACTGATCATCGAAGAATCAATTGCAGCTTCGGGATCTACAAACTTATACATATTGATTTCATTATTGTCTAAGACGGTGGTCGATGAAGTGGCAAAGCCATAGCCATAGCCAGTGTGCTGATATCCAACAATATTTCCTAGCCACCCATAGTTGTCTCGAATAAGGGAAGAGCCCGAACTGAAATCCATCACAGTGAAGTTTCCGGTCGCGTTTGAGGCCGTTACATTATAATATGTCCAATCTAAAGCCAGCGTGTTCCGTCTGAGTAAATCAAAATTATCATTAAGGGTTCCAATGGGGGATATATTTTTATAAGAGCCTGAGACTCCTCTGTTGTCTGCATCATACGCGTGCTGATCTAGCGAAATATTATCAATATATTGGCTCCAATATTTTGTATTGGAAACATATACATCTGAAAGATTAACCAGGGCGCCCGTCAGATTGGTGCGCTGGGCGCCTACATATATTCTCTTAGGGGCCTTTAGGAAATTAGAGCCTACCGTGTAGTTTACTGTTCCAGATACTTCGAATTGTCGATCGAGCGCTCCGATCCGAGTGCTTGCGCCGCGGAAAATTACGTCATAAGTCGGAGCATTAGCTCCCGACACGAAAGTGCTAAGAGGATATTTCTGAGGCCTGATACGGACTGAAAGATTCCACCTTTCATTATTGTATACGGAAAAGAAAGTGCTACTTGTCAAATAAGGCAGCGGGTAAGGATAGTGAGACGAAGAAAGGCGAAAATATACATTCCGAGAAAATGGCTCATCTCTAATTGCGTGCACCTGAAAGTTGGCGTAGTTGTTGGTAACTAAAGTGGTATCAGAACCATCCATGGAATTGGCTGATGCTGAATTCACAGTATGTAGGCCAAAAAGGGATGCCGAAACAAAATTACGATGAAGCTTGTCGTAAGTTGTATTTATTACAGGAAATGTGACGTCTGCCTCCATCGTAGCACCATAAGCACTTTGATAGTCTGTAGCAGATCCGCTGTTGCTTCCAGAAATATGTCCTCGACTATTTGCATTTGAGCTATCAGCTTTTTGATAAACGATACCGCGAGCATTGTTTACTGAGTTAAAAGAGACACGAGTATCTTGTGCAATATGTTCTTGAAGATTATTTTCAAGCTTATATGTGACATTTTTTCCATAGGTTCTGAATTGAAAAAGAGAGTCATCTAGATAAAAGCAGCGAAGGACATTTCTAACAGCTTTTTCTGTTCCTTTAGCCTTAAAGATATTGGCCAAATTGTTATAAAGATTTAAGTAAATTAGATTTTTAGTATCTTGTAGGTCATTCTGAAATAACGAATCGTTGGTCCTGTTTAACAAACGCTCCATAATGGTGCCGTCAATAAACAGATCGGTGGTATAAAGACCTAAAGATTGGGGCAAATGTTGAGCAAATGGTAGTGGAGTGGACGAAGCGGATGTATACTGCTGTCCCTTGAAATCCGGCAATGCTCTGATTAATTGATATATTTTGTCAAAATATGCACCGCATATATGTGACATTAAATCTAAATCTGGATGTTCGGAGCTATCTTGTTCTTCGATCACCCAAGAAGGCGCATAATTCTTAAATTGTGAAGCATTGTTTAAATCGTAATAGGAACCACTCGCACATAAACTAGACGATAAGGTCTGGAAGAGCGGGTTGGTGGTGCGAATAATCGGATCTTTATATTCTGTTGATGCGGCGCCGGCCTCTACAATGGCTGATGTTGTGCTGCGCGCTGTGGCTGTATAGCCAGTCCAAAGTCCATTGCTGATTCGGCCGGCATAATCTAATACTACTTCATCTTCTGCCGTGATACCAGTAATACCTTCATTAAACTTATAATAAACACCTAACGTTGTATTAGAAATATCACTATTTGCTCCTCCTTCTACGGGCACAAAATAATTTTCTGCAATCTGTTTTGCGCTGCGTCTCTCTTTCCAGAACCTAAATTCATCTAAGGAGCCGCTAAGTTTACCAGCGCCAGCAGCGGCGGTAGAACCAGAAGGAGTCGTAATGAGGGCGCCCAGGCGGGCCATCATATTCTTTGAATTTATCTCCGCCATAGTCGTGGAGGTATGCACATTAGTAGAGTTTAATGTACCATTAACATACAGCTTGGCTACAAAATTACTACCAGAATTGGCGAATGTCATAGCGTAATGACTCCACGATCCAAACGAAGCAGTTGCGGCGGAACCGGTTCCAATTGTTCTTACGACCCGGGTTCCTCCCGAAGAGCCAGAATGAATAGTATACATAAAGGGCGCATTACCAGCGGATGTGGATGGCGATGCGGCGGATGCAGTATGTAAGCTAATGGTTAGACGGCCGTAATTGGTAGTAGCAGCGGAATAGTTATTCCACATGTCAAAGACAACTTGTTTCTGTGTTGTGGCTGAGTAGTTTATCGAGCCAGTCTTCAACCAAAACTCTACAGTAACTCCAGTATCAAAGTTAGATCTTAAATTTGATAGGCGCGTTCCTAGGCCATAATCGTCAGGAAGGCCTGCTGTCTCATAGATGTTCTCATCGTAAACATTCGAATAATTGAAAACATCATTATAGGGATTGGGGCCACGCTCGATCATGCTGGTGCCCGAAGAGGTTAGAGGACCTCCTTTTATTGTAATATATTCCGTTGTTGCCGGTAATCCAAACCCATCCGCGGTAGAGGTTCTTGAGCCCCACCCTGCCGAGCTAAATTTAATATGCCCGTTTGTGCGCGGATATCGACTGTCGAAAACATATTTTTCAACTTCCAGAAGATTATTATAAAATTTGTTCTTCTCGGCGGCGGAACCATCATAAGGATAGTAATCAGAAATTCGATCAAGGGCACCTTTATAATATAAGAAAGCGGAGCCATATTTTACAAACTCAGCAGGAATTGCATAATTTATGTCTGGGACAAACGTATTTTGTTTTAAAATAAGTTCTTCAGCATTTTTTCGCGATTCAACTGATTCGAATTCTTCTTTTTCGGTTTTAAAATCGCTATAGTTTTTATTTTTATTGCCTGCTTCAAAAAGCTTTTTAATACTCATAATCTTCTACTCTAAACTTAAATACCTGATCTTGCTCTTGCCATGACTTTAGACGCGCGTCATAAAATGCAAATTTCAGCCCATAAGCATAGCCGGGCTGCAATAGCCTCATATCTAAATCAAAATAATTTCCAGAGATGTCATATGAAAGACCTGTATGAAAATCAGAACCTGTTCCGTAATCAATGGCACTATACCCATCTAAAACTCGATAAACACGATAAGATGCGCTCACAATAGAGCTTACGGGCGCTGGCGTGGTCACTCTCGTATAGACAGTGGGACTCCAATATTTTTCTCTCGCATATAAAGTCATTCGAGCAGTCTCGTTGGAAAAATATTTATCTTTTAAATTGCTAATGTTAAGGATATAGCTGGGACTAGCATTGGTATTTCCGCCTCCAAATAGCTGAGGCAGTATTGATCCCGTGTAGTATTGAGTGCCCCCAGAATGCCACACATCATACAATGTTTTAGTAGATGAGGAAACGATTCCTATAGAACAGGTGTAAACTCCAGTAGCAATCCAGCCTCCAGTCATACTTGTCTGCCCATCATAGAGCGTCAATTTAGAGGTGTCAGGATGCGTATCATAGGTAGAACCAGAGTATAAACTTATTAGTAATGTGCCATCATCAACATCAGGCAGATTCACCAACCTGCCGCGAAGATAGTTGTAAAAATAAATTGTATTTAAATTATCCGCGGCCGGGGCACGAGAACTACTGAAAAAGAAGTTTCCGCGGTCATCGCGCTCGACATCATCCCAACGAGCTTCGATCGCGGGGCGCATAAACCAATATTGAGAGCCTCTTGAAAAGAAGCGCTTAGTATAGTAAGACTTCGTAGCGCCTCCAACGTTTTTCTGAACAGATTGATCATCCCCTACGCCGCCAGTTGCATATGCTTCATAGCTGGCTGATAATTTAACTCCAAGGCCATAATTTGCAATTCCGCCTCCGCCGGCACCTTTAATCCATCTCTCTACAAGCGGAGTAATATCTACTTCAATGTTCTCAGTACCGCGGTCAAAATAAGACTCATATCTATAATCAGCCGAACTTGATAGCCAGTCGCCACCTCCCGAAACCGAATTCCATCCAACCGTTGCGGAGGCACTCATCCAGTTGGCGCCGACATTTCCATTGGTTATATCCGCGTAACTATAGATATCGAGGCCATCGCCCTCTTGCCAAGCGGTAAATATCGGCTGAATAACCATACGAAAATCGCGAGGATTGGTTCGTGAGATAGGCGCGTTGTATAGGCGCAAATAAAAACTCACGCTTCCGCTAGCGGGCACAGTTCCGCTGGTTCGCTCTGAGGAAATCTGATCGACAGGAAATTTGATGAGGGCGCGCGATAATTCCTGTGAACTCGTAGTAAAGCGGCCGTAAATAGAGAACACTTCCATGACATCGGCGCGTCCCGTGTTTGATCCAGTGGCGCGAGTGGTCAACTCGTCCATTGGCCAAGCATTGACAATTGTGGTGTCAGCGCTAGCAGTATATCTTCTGAGCATTACCTAGTCTTACCTTTGATGTCTGTGGGAGGATACTTAATCTCAAAAATAGCATTTTTGGGACAGATCAAATAATCACCTTCCGGAGAAAGATTTTCATTAATTGAAAAGTTTATATATGAATATTGACCACCCGACTTGCTTATCAACCTTACTTTAACCACATCTAATACATCTCTTGAGCGCTTAAGTTCGCTATATATGTCACTAATATAAAAATGTTCTCCAATAAAATAATCGCGAGAAAATTTACGATTTATTCGGCTGACAGCTTGAGCTATTGCGGCATTTCGGTCTGCAGTGGGCAATACTTTTATCACAAATTCAATTCCTAAGTTGATTATGTAAGGATCTAAAATGTCGATTGTGTCATTGATCATTCTATATTGATTTAGCCATGTTTTTAAATTTTGTTTTATAACAGCATTAGTTGTGGTCAGTTTACCAAAATTGTTTTCCGAAATAACATACATATTTAAATTTCTTTTTAGCGAATCTGGGTCTTTCTGAACACTTACACGCTTGACAGAACCAAACTTGCCGGGCATCCTTAAAGCAATGTTCTCATAATCAGCCTGAGTTACAGCACGATTCTGAGTGGGAAAAGTATCAATAATTCTCGACTTGAGTTCGGCAGTATTAGTTGGCGTATTTACCCCAACGATGGGTCGTTCGTTAGTTATTTCAACAGATGCATTAATATCTACTATTTTTGAAACCGTGAGCTGTTCGCGATCTTTAAATGACAGGGCGGCATCTACTACCGAGGTCAGGGCGCCAGATGAAAGATTGTTATTAAAACGATTATCTATGCGATAGCTCACTATCAACGTTGTATTAGTTGGGACGATTCCATAACTTCTATCTTTCGATAGGCGCGAAGGATCGAAAGTTGTATCAGTTACATAGCTTTTTCCAAATAAGTTCATCGCCACTTGTTGGGGGTTGGCTACTACTCCTGATTCAGAAGAATCGCCGCTTCCAAACTGTAGAAAAGTTCCTTGAGTGCTTCGCTCTACTATAAATTTACGACTAACAAGCAGCGGCTTTATAACTGAGGGAACATTATCCTCCTTATAGTTATCATTAGGAATTTCTTGATAAACCATATCTTGTGCAAGATAATCCACTTCATAATACTGATTGCCTTGTTCATCATAAACTGAGATTATTTCTGAGATCGATTGGCTGGAGACTTTAGCGCGTTGATATCTTTGATATCCACCCACCTTTATGCGGCGCGTGGCAAACTTTCCAGAGACCACATTTCCATATGCCTTAATTGCGTAATGGGAGGGGGCGCCAGTTGTGTCATCAACGCGCCCGACCACAACAGGGTTTGAAGGATTATTAAAATCTACATCCTCAGTTAAAATAAAGTTCATTCCATTCAAACTAGCAAATCGAGAACCCTTTCTCATAATAGGGATATATAAGGGATCGGGGCCCAATGCAGATGCTTGTGCTGGAACCATTATATAGATTGCAGCCTCGCCATATACTGAGCTAGCGCCGGTTTGTTTATATCCGAGGGCGCGGCCGTGGCGCATAATATTTCCAGCACCATAAGCAGTATCTAAAAAGCACTCATTTATATTATAATCTAAATAAAAGTTAAGTTGATCTCCCACATAGGCAACAGCGTCGAGCATTAACGCACCAAAAGATGCCTCGCTAAAATCACGAAAGTTGTCTGGATAATAGCGCTGTGCTATTTGCATCAAATCTTCTCGTATAGACTGAAACTCTCTGTGAGTATAATCTATAGGAATGATTTTTTTATCATTATCGGCCATAAAAATCCCCTATTTTAAATAGTAATGGCAAGAGAATCTGCCATTCCTAAATTGGTAATGTTATACTTAATCTTTATAGTGAGCATCCCCGCATCCTGGCTTTCTCCGAAATCCATTGATAGGATCTGAATATTTGGTATATAAATGCTTACTTGCGACTGTATTTTTTCTTCTATCTGAGTTCTTACGGCGCTTCCATAAGATTCAAACAAGAATCGATTCATCCCTACTCCAAAATTTGGCTCCATTACGCGTTCGCCTGGATTGGTCAAAATTAGCATCTTTAAGTTTTGACGATACATCTGCGCTATGTTGTGCAGCATGGTAAATCCATCGGATGTATCTCTTGTGAGTGGTAGTTTAACGCCTAATTTTTTCATTACATAGATCCTCTTCTAATTAGAAAACAGTTTTATTTTTAACCTTTCTTGCACAAAGAACCTTCAGCATCAAACGGATTATTTATTGTTTGTTTTCTCTGTGTTCTGGATAGTATATCGCTTGCGGCTGTGGCTGCGTCGGGCTTTAATTTGTTCTTTAGCGCAGCAATAGCGGATACCGAAAGGCCGCGCCTGTTCATATTAGCATCCGATGATCGGCGGCTTGAACGATTGTTTCTTCTGCCTAATTTCCGGCCTGGGGCGAAGGCATTATTCAACATTGTGCTAAAATCTTCGTCGGCCGAATTGTAGGCGCGCTCCAAAGACTCTTTAATTACATCTCTAGTTCTTCCTAATATTTCTACTTCCCAGTTATCGAATTTAGCAGCACGGACTGCGGGCGTATTTAAAACACGGTATAATAAAGAAGACCACGCGTCATTGGTGGAATAGGTAACTTCATAATTATTATCAACCGCCACTGAAACCCCGGGTGTATTATCACCCTCTGGCATTACAAAAGTATCAGAAGGAGCTATTTCGATAAAAGGATTGATCGTAATCTGTCCTATCGATGGAACGAATGCCAAATTATTATAAATAGCCATCAAAGAAATATGCTTTTTAACTGGAAAGACGTAATCTGTTATTAACTTGAATTTTGGGTCCTTTTTTAATTTATTTATCATGCATAACAGCTGATAGCTATCTCCTTCAAAGGGAATTATTTCACCGATTGTTTTATCTAATACATCCATCTCAACACTCAATAATTCAATCTTTACTGCTTCGCTTTTAGTTCCGACATCGCCGAGAGCGCTACTCTCATCAATCAATAAAGATAGTTGGATTCCATATCTAACCCCCAATTCTCCACTGAGACCGATGGCCTCGTCCCACATTTCAGATGGGAGTGCGCCTTCTAGACCCTCAGAGGTTTTAGCACTAACAACATCTAAAAGGGAAGAGCGGTACATTATTTCTAGGGTTCCGGGGTAAATATCGGAAATATTGGAGGTGCTCGGATTGCTCTTAATAATTTCCATCGCCTCCGATGTAGAGTGCTTGGTTCCGTTTATGGAGATATATTTTTCTAAGATAAATGGCTGCGACTCTGACGGAGTGGTGGAGTAGTCTTCCATGCCCTCATAATCAATTAAATCACCAATGGGAATTACCAATTCTCCTGCCACAGGCTTTAATATCGGATGATCCTCGGTCGTATGATATTCTCCGACCATATATTCAATTCCGTTAATCCCCTCATGTATATGATAATAGCCTACATAATTTTCATCGTATAAATCGGTGTCATAGTCACCTTCACTAATAATAAACTCATTTCCGTGAGTGTAATAGCTGTTTCCTGGCTCTGTTGGTAGACTTTTTACCTCTTCTTTAAGCGGCTTGTTTAAGGCTGCTTCTAAATTACTTTGGCATAATTCAGTTAAAAAGTAAGAAGCAGCATCATTATAATCCGGCTCAAGATCCAAGGAGGATAAGTTTTTGGTAATATTCTCTCCTACAATATTTAATTCTTTTTTAATCATCTCGGCTACCACAATCTTCGCGTCCTCCGAGGTGGAGTGAAGAAATTCGATTTTCTTTGCTTCTCTGTATTGACCAATTGTCGTCACACTTTTAGCGAGCGGATCTCCGCCGCGGCGTAAAGAACGAAATTGTTTTACTGTGGGATATCTGTAGGCGGCCTGTTTCTCATTTAATCTTTCTAAAACGTTCAAGACGTGCGACGGAGGATCTATAATCTTGCCTTCGTCCACTAGGCGGCCGTAGGTCTGTACAGTTAATTCTAAAAATTTATACCAGAATTCATTATCTTTAGTGGAACTTCTAAAAATTAAAGAATTTCTCGTAGGGGTAGTAAGAACTTCTTCCATATCTTCCACAATAAACTGAGCGTATAAGGGGCTATACATTTTATCAAAATCGGGCTTAAACTTGGTAATTGTTGCCATGGCTTTTATTAAATGCACTGCAGCAAATAGCCGACAAGCAGACTGAATACAAGACTGCGCCTGCACAGTTCCAAGTCGTGTGAGGAGCTTATTATAGGGTACTTCAAAGGAACACTCATCGACTGACAATCGTTCATCATCGGGGAGATTTCGATATTGTTCAGAAGCCTCCTTGATAATATCTTCAAAGTTTATTGCATCATTACTTCCCGAGCCGCAGCCGGGGCCCATAGGATATAGCACGTCTAAAAGCCCTATCCATCCCTGCACCTTTAACGGCTTAATATAAAGAGGAGGCTTTAAATAAGTTCCGCCATATTGAGCGGGGTCCAAGTAGAGAACTCGGGCCTCAGAACCATTCATAAATTGATCATGGCTTACTCCCAGAATCATATTTTCTTCGGTCAATTTTTCACCATTAATCTTTGCATCATAATAGTTAGTGCCGGCATCTGAGTCGGTTTGTTCAGATTTCACAACATAAGATAACATTTCCTCGTTAAGAGGATCGTAAGTGGCACCATAAGTAAAGGCGGCGGTGTTGCTGGCGATTGTATTCGCTATGTTATTATAGATATTCTGCTGAACAGTATCATAAATACCCTTTAATCTATCGCGGAAACCTGTTAAGCTTAAGCCGGCCATCTGGGCTATCTCCATAAACATTGTTAAAGGAGGGGAATAGGAAGTTGGACTCTCAAAAGAGAGGGCCCATTGGGGATATGAAGATAAGTCAAACTCATCAAGCGTATTTTCGACTGAAAGGAATTCATAAGCTCGGGATGCGGCAAAATCGTAGTCGACAATATTGGTTGAGGATTCCGCCGTTGATAAAGCCGAGCCGTCTGCCAAGCTGGCAGCTATATCTGCCGATGCTTGAGTTAACAGCCATTGGGAGGCACCGATCTTGCCCATGGAACTTACCTCCGGAGGAATCTGCAGTGCGTAGGGATTGTTATAATCAATTATTCTCACTCTTACATTATCTCCCTCTATATTTCTTGGAATGGTTGAATCATTTTCAGTTTTTTCTTCAATCTCTCCAAAAAAGGCGGCTATAGTAAATCCATAGGCCGGATTAACACCAACATGTTCGGACATTCCAAAGTTATTATCCTCAAATGGCAATAAAACGTCAGGCTGCGCTTTGCGGGCCAAACGTGTAAATGTTATTTCTTCATTTTCAACGTCAATACCTACTGTTGTATTATACCCAAAATCAGGAAGATCTACAGTCTGGACTCCTCCGAACAGAGAAAGACCTAGGCTAGCATAAGTTTTAGTAACCACCTTGTCTTCTCCAATCTCATTATTAGTATCAAAAATAGCAACCGAGGGTATCTTCTTAAGCTGAGTTATCAACCAGGGGGCAACGGTAGCGGGAAACTGTCCATACTGATCGTCATCATCGAAGAAGCCATCGATATAAAAGTTTACATAATTGCTCCTGTTCTCGGCTAATGTGTGGTGCAGCGAAAGGGCGGAACCCATTGTGTCACTTAAGACCATGTTAAGAAAGCCAGGCGCATCAGAATCACTGGACATCATATCCTCCGAAAAGGCCGCGGAGATATTGTCCGATTCTCCGCTTAGTGCGATAGCGGTGGCAGTTACCAATTCTTCTGGCTCAAAAGGCAACAAGCCATTATCACAGCCAGGATCTGAAACCATAGGATCGCTTAAGGCATTCCCCATGGGATCATCCATGGCATTCGCTGCGTCTCGTAATGCCTGCAGTATATCGTCATTCGCTTGTTCACACATTAGATCGCTCTGCTCTCGCGAAGATCGCCCATCAAGAAGTCGCGCGCGGAGATCACAAAAATTCCGCAGGTCTTCTTCTGTGGCACAAAGAGAAGGGTTGGCGGGCATTTCGTCAACATCATCTAATCTATCTACAAAATCTTGAAGCTTGTTTCTAAACTCGGGAGGAAAAGTATCGCCCATCGCTTTGAAAAAGTTCCCGGGAGATCCAACGTTGTTAAAGGTATCCGACAAATTGGGATATTGATTATCAACCAGGGCCTCAACCAATTGGTTGGTGTTTTCGCTTGTATCTCCTAAAAATGCGCTCATCATTTCTTTTCGAGTCAGAGAGCAAGAAAGATCTTCAATAAAGCTAAAAACTGTATCCGGGTTGGCTAATGCTGGGGCCCCTCCCCCAAATTTTTGAAACATTTCTAGTGTAGTGCATGCAAGTGTTTGATCTTGTTGCAGAACATCTTGCGCATCTTGTAGTGGTTGTTCTGCGTAGCGCACAATTCCATCTTCTATAATTTTAGAAAAGCTATCTTTAAACCCCTCTTTACAGTTCTTCAATCCCTTCAGGGTATCGATCGCATCTTTAGGGCCCTTATTGATAGCCTGACAAGCTACCTGTATTAGTTTTGCGATCGCAAGCATGATTGCCTTTTGCACCGCCAAGCGCGCGAGTTCAAAAAGAAAGCTTGTAAAGTCCATTAATTTTGCTCTAATCATCGCTGGATTGTGGGTATACGGTATTCTAAGATTTCGTTGACCCCTAAACATGGGTGATGCTGTTCTATCGTTCATCCACTCTAAGAAGCCGCCCTTCAATATAGGAGTATCAGGAAAGTCGGCTGCTCTTAAAAATGCGCCCAAGAGACGGGCGCCAGGAACACCATCTAATAATTCTAAAAGATCATAGATACTATCTCCTGCAAATGCATCGGGTGTCGCTTCTATAAAAAACGCCATTATGGCGGCCGAGTCTTTGGCTTTCTCTATGGCCCCTTCCTGCTCTTTGGAGCTTGTGTATTTTTTAGCTAAGGTTCGAACTTTTTTTTGGGAAGCATTAAGAGTAATGCCATTCTTGAGCTTTTGGGGATTTAAATTTGGGGTTGCGGCAGATCCTTTGGCCATGGCTACACCCTGCTCTTTAAGCTCTCGCATCAACTCCCACGGACGAAAAAATTCCAAACCATTGGTATCATCGGCAACTAGTGAATTTATATAACCGATGTCCACAAAGCCGTGGGTTGTTGTAGCATCTTCTTCGGCCATAGCTTCCACAATTTCGGTGCCGTAGTATTCGGCCCTGTAGCCGTGCTCCTGGGCGAGCGCATGAATATGACTATTATATTCAGCAATTTTACGTTTTACAATCTGGTCTATCTTATTTCTCATATGGCCGGGCATTCTTTCGTATAATCTTCCATAAGCTTCGACTCCCATTGCAGCTAGCGCGGCTGCAGCAATTATTGGAAGAGCTGTTTTTAAATCTATACCCTTCATTAAGCTGCGGATGGTTTCCAAGAGCATTTCTTTGAGACCGTCTTCTTTAAGTCGATCTAAAAATTCTTTCAGATCATCAATAAATCCTAAATCAAAATCTTGGCCACAAACAGAATATGTCTGATCATCCACATTAATTCGAAGAGAACTTTGAGTCATTGCCAAACCCTTAATATAGTCTCGATCAATTTGAGTAGGCGAAAAGATTGTTCCTAATTCAGCTTGCTGTTCTTGCCACGCCTGGAGGCCACGACGATTGGTTGTTCGTTCAAAGGTGTGCTCTAAGGAGTCCCGCAAACTAAACTCCTGATCCATAAGATCTTGACCTAGAGTGATATTCTGGTTACTCAGAAACGTGCCGAGGGCGCTGCAGCGTATAGGAAATTCAAAGCCATCAATAATAAGATTAGGATCTTTGCGGGGCCAGCCGGCACTCAACTCAATGATCGGATAAGTATGTTTTATTAAAAAGTCTATAAAAGACATTGGCTTGCGAGCCTCTAAATCCGGCATCATATCATGATAGGCCGCAATATAAGCCATAGCAGAGGTGCTCTTTAGGGCGCGCGTTTTCTTTAGGCGCCGCAAGCGCTTTCCTCTATAAGTTACTGTTTCTCCGGGACAGCCTGCAAAAGCTACTTCTATAGTATTTAAACGATAATCTCCTTTAAAACTCAAAGTTAGCTTTGTTATTTTTTTATTTGCTTGACCGCCGCGAATAGTTTTGCCGCTAAATAAAGCTGGCTGAGCGGGAAATATATACCCTTTATTCTCCATAAATGTGGCTACGGCATCTCTAATCTTGGTTATATTCAACGCCACTTGCATTAGCGGAAAAACACTCTTATCTTTTTCATATATAAAAGTTTGAGAATCTAATGCTTGAAGGCGTTTGTATTGCTTATTATATAACAACAAAGCATCTTGCAATCTTTTCAGCCCATTCATAAAATCGTTATCTTCAAAGGTTACACTATGGGATGATTGCGCAAGATCTTCTACTGATTCATCGGAGGCGGCCTCTTCATTATCAATATCAGCTTGTTCGTCTTCTGTTTCGCTATCCACTGCTGGAATACCTAAAGATTCCATTGTATCAAAGTCTATAGAATAAAGAAGTTTAAGGAAACTAGACGGGTTGGCATCTAAATAGTATTTTTCCCCTTTAAGGTGGGGTTCTAATTGGGCCCGGGTGCCGATGTCCGACATCTTATTGATTCCAATAAGCATATTATCTGCTGCGGCTGACGTATATTCAGCATACAAGGAGCTTATGAAGTCTTCATTCTCTTCAGTTGAAGATCCAGAATACGGAATAGTTTTAACTTCCGTAGTATCCATCGTAATATAATATGTACACGTCCTTTCATTAAACCATGGCCGCGTGCGATCCAGGCTTTTCCAGTCTGGCGCTATATAATTGGTATTAGGTATACACCCGGGACATGAAGAGGTTGCCTGAGATACCTCTGTTTCTTCACAAGAATCGTGAAGGTTGTCGGAGGATGCCCTGAAGCCATCTTGATACTTCAAAAATTTGGATTCTGCCATTTGTTTTCCTCAACTATATCTTTTTCAAGTAGTAAAGACGTTGTTACTTACGATATATCTTGGTGAAACAGATTCTACCATATAATTTTTATGCCACGTCTCTACTTGTGTCTTAAGGGAATAAAGATTTTCTAAAGAAATTCGTAAAAACTCTGTTGCGGATGCCGCGCCTGCTGCTGCATGATGTGGAATTGGCGTAACTCCTAATGTGGTTGCCATGGCGCTCATTACGGTATGTGATCGAAGCATACCTCCGAGAAATACATTTAAAATTTCAGATAAATCTTCAATACATTTTACAGTATTATCTCCAAGACATACTCCTTGTAAGTATTCTTTACTTTGATTGCCGGCATTCAACACAATGGGAGGGCAGCGCTGCAGTCTTCCTCCCTGCGAATTTGTTTCCCCGTCAGAACCAAAGTTTGTAAACGCATACGAACGACCAGACACAATTTTAACGCCGCCGCGGCCGATGACGCGTATAGCATCCGCCTTAATTCCAATAGCCGATCGAGCAATCGCATTTGGTATTTTGCATTCTTGCAGACCAAAATTATCATCAACGTCTGTCATTGAGCTAATATAGATTCTTGCCGCATCAAGCCCAAAATGATTTTCTACATTAGTTCCGTGTTGTGCGCCGCGGCCTTGTCGGGCAGCCGCCATGCGTCCAACCACCATATCAATTGTATCACAACGCTGGGCGCCGACTGAGCCATACCCAGACACTTGGGAACTTGGGCGATCGCGACCAAATACAATATAAGAATTTCCAGTGGGATGTTTAACTACCTTTTCAGCCTCAGTTGCATTATAATTTAATACAGGATTAGGAGTCTGAGTGTTAGCCAATCCCGACTGGGGTGGTAATGTATTGATGCTGTCTATTCCGCGATCGCGTATATGGCTTTGAATATTAAAGGCATCGCGGGTCTGCGCTGCGTCAAAAGCATCGGAGTGATTTACCACTCTTCTTGATCTTAGTATTCTTCTTCCCATATTTATCCTTTACCCATATATTCGATCTCGGGTAGCCTCTAAATCAATAGCTGGACCTATATCTAGTTTGCGGCCCGGTTCTGCGATCGCATGTGTGATAACGTGTTCTCGCTGAATACCGGGCCAGCGGCCTATCAAGTCTTTCGTCAATCTTACTAGGGCGTTCTGTTGTTCTTGAGGATAAGGCTGCCACGTATGCCCGCGATTTCCATTATGAAAGTTGGTTCCATCATCTTCATACCACGGATCTATCGTAGCGTGGGAGCCTTGAGCGTTAACGCCCGGTCTTTCGTATCCCACATTCACAAGAGAAATTCCTATGTGATTGCCATTATAGCCACGACAATGTTGAGCCGCATCTTTTAGTTTCACACATTGCCATATTTCACCGTTTCTCTCGATTATAAAATGATATGAAAGGCCGCGTCCACCAAGAGTTCTAATGGCGCTCTCGCCGGTCCAGCCGGCGCTATAATGTATAACAATGCCGATCCAATCACGGGCCCTACTTCTAATTATTCTTCCTAATGGTGCGTCAAGCATATTAACCACAGGAAACGGAAATTCATCTATTGTAGTATCAGGCGATGGTTGTGAATTATGATGTAAATCTACTCCCGACATGCTAACTTCTATATCTGGCGCATCAGCTGGCTGGCCAAGGGTAGAATCAACGTTATTGTCTCCCTCTCCGTATTCAAAAAGGTTTTTTAAAGAACTGCACTCCCCTTCACTTGGCAGTGTTGTGGCGCCTGTATCAAGCTCCACTTTAGACAGGGTATCGAATTCGTTCCACTGGCCATTTTGAGCGAAGTCGCCGCGGTGCATGGTAACTTTAACCACTTCTCCCACCATCGGCATCTTGCCTTCATAGCCAGATTGCGAAACAAAAGTAGGATAAGCACTTAAAATTCGAATTATTTGCTTGGGATTTGCAGTAATGGGAAGATTGCAGGGATCTGGAATGATATTGTGATAGTTGCTCATTGTTTTGGAACCATCGAGACCTACCATCTCTACTCTTCCTTTAAAATAGAACCGGCCGCCACCAAAGTTTCCTGATTGCAATTGAGTTCTCAAGGCTTCCATTTCTAGTTCTACTGCCGCCAGGGCGCGCTCTTCTTGTCGTGCGGACTCGATTTCTGCCCGGGCCGCTTCGCCATCACCTCCGTAGGTCTCGAACATATCCTCTACCGCGGCATCCAATTCGGCCGATTCTGCTGTGGTGGCCTCGCCACTGGTTGAGGCGGCTCTTGCTTCCGCTGCTGCTATGACCGCCTCTTCGGCATCAGCACGAAGCTGGGGCCCATTAAGAATAGAGTCGGCCATTTCAATATCAAGTGGCATTGGACGTGTTAATACTTTTACGTGCAAAGACTCTACCTTCGATAAGGTATCGTAAGAAAGACTGTCTCGAATACTTTGTGCCCAGGCGCCCAATGCGGCTCGGGGCGTGCTAAATAGGCCGGGCCTATAAGTTCTATCGCGGGATCCCATTAATTTTCCTCCTGTATTAAATCAAATAAACTATTTTTATCTTCTTCAGATAAAGCAACAGAATGGGATTGGCCCTTTTGTCGAATACCTATAAGCTTTACAAGTTGTTCATTGGAGCGCTGCAAAGTTTCGATATGTTTGGCGGCCACAGGACTTAAATATTTATTTTGTTCAGCGTCATTGGCAATCTGATTGGCAATCTCGTTGAGAAATTCTCTTGCAGATTTTCTATCGCTACGGATATTATCCAAAGCTTCGTTGATTAATAAATCTAAATCTTTCTTACTCATAAGTCTCCGCTATCCCATTCAACTTTAAAAAGAAAATACTTCTTTCTAAACTTCTTTAAGGAATTAACAATTTGCTTGGTATTTAAGCCGGTTATCTCCCTAAGATATAAATAAATAGCTTTTTTGTTAAAAATTTCTATATCATCTTTAGACTCAAACAAGATTATTATAGCTTTGAAAACTTTGAGATCATTCTCCTTCATCGAACTTTCATCCCAAGAGCGTAATTCTTGATAAAAATGAGACCAGAATTCATCTTGCTCGCGGACACTAATATAAGAGATATCTGTGGATAAAAACTCTTCTTCATGAGACTTAGATATGTTTTCATAATCTACTTCTCGTAAATTTCGCTTCTGTTGGCGTTTAACTTTGTGGATAAACCAATTCTTTGTAATTACCGAAAAATAAGAAAAGGCTTTCGAACCCTTGCTTGGATCATATTTATCCAATATGGTCATTAGCCAAATCTTGCATTCATCTCTAAGAGAATCGCAATTGGGCAAATTAGTAAATTTATATGTAAATACGATTTTGTCCACCATTTCAGAAAAGGCTGGTTGGATCCATCTTACATATAATTCTGTTCGTTCTCGTATACATAAAGAATTGGAATATTGAATTATTGCATCTTCATGTTCTTGAGTAAAGTAATGATTTTTCTTTCTTTTTCTAACGGGTTTAAGTTTCTTCTTTTTTATTGTCATCTATTTCCTGCTCTTCATCTGCTGTATCATTCTCCTCTGCAACTTTTGTGTCTTCGGTTAACGAATAGATATACTCAAAAGTTTCAAGCTGTTCATTAAAAGATTCGGCGTGTTGTAAAAGTCCCTGCAATGTGGCATCTCCATAAAACATTTCCAAGCTATAAACACTTGCAACGTGGTTTGAGAAAGCGTCCGTCATTGTCTGAAGATCACCCAGTTCTTCAGATATGGAAACCAATTTTATAATAGCTTCCCGGGCATATATAAATATAAAGATGTTAAACACCACAGAAAGCGTAAGAATTGCTGATAGTATTAGTTCAAGTTTGCTCATTGTCTAGCTCCAGTGTTTTTGTGCGCTCTTCTTTTAAGATCTCTCTATTTAATTCGATATATTCACGCGTGAGGGCGCCCACGCTGTTGGTTGTGGGGATTTCGGCCTTCTGAATATTCGGCACTGACAACATTTTTTGCATTGAGCCGGTGGTCGCACACTCAGCGCAATCTTCAATACCCTCGTTTAGGGAGTGAAAAAAGGAACCAGTTATTAAACATTCATTGCACGCGTAAAGATAGCGAGGCATTATTTAGTGGCCATATTTTCCAAGTCTTCGTTGGTAATCTCGGAATTATCAGTAAATCTTACTGTCGGCGGATTTAATACTACAAGTCCTTGTTCCGATTCGGCCAATTTGAATCCCTTTAGAATAGGTACAATGTCCAGCTGATTCAGTAAGCATTCTTGCAGCGCCATCATGATGGAGCCCAAGGCTTGAGTAGAAAGTTCATGTTCAACGGTTTCTGTTTGTTTATTTTCAGTTTGCATTTTTTATCCTCCGAATATAGTATGTATGCACTTTGTAATGTTTGTTTTGGGCGACCATCCCAACTCTTTAAGTGGGCTTATATCGGCCATGGACGCTCTAATGTCGCCCTCTCTTTCTTTATTATAATACCATTCACAGTCTTGTAGTGAAGATATGACTTCTTTTATATGGTTCAAAGAGGTTTGTTTGCCGGTCCCAACATCGTAATGGCGGCCGTTAAAATTAGTATCTTCATTCATACAAAAAATATTACAATCCACAATATCGCTTACATGAATAAAATCACGGGATTGTTCGCCATCGCCATTAACAAGTAGTGTTTTTCGATTACGAACAGCATAGTTCCAAGCCGATATGACAGTAGAATAAGGGCCACCGTATTGCTGATCTTTTGAGAACACATTAAAATAACGCAAACATACGGTGTCTATACCATATAGCTCCGAGTATACTCTACATTCTATCTCGGACATTAGTTTGTGAGCGCCATAAGGACTACAAGGTCTGTCATTATTACCATACACGGCCGCTGAACTAGAAAAAATCACTCTCTTTGCATTTACCGATTTAGCGAACTCTAGCAACCGTGATGTTCCAAACACATTATGAGACAAAGATAAGGACGGGTTGTTCACACTCCATTGCACGCTTGGCATAGCAGCACAGTGAAAGATATATTCAGGCTTAAAGTTTTTCCAAACGTTATTGCCTTTTAAAAATTTATCGCTGCGGATATCTCCCATATACTTGGTGCACAG